ATGCTTCGAGGAACTTGTGTCGAGCATGGAGTTTTCTGTCTCTTTGAGGGAAAAGGTATGAAACAAGCCGTAAAAGAGTGTACGGAATTATTTGACGAAGGAGTAAAAGACTTGGACGATCCTCGAATAGACTATGAAAGAGAAAATTTAGAGATGTTCGTACAAGGATTTTGGACTCAGTTACAAGATTACACAATGACAGACTATCAGGAAGAGCAAAACTTTGAAGTTCTTGGAGTTCCCATCATTGGTTATACCGATTTTGGAATTAAGCTGAATGATTCCGAGTTGAAAGTTGATCTGAAAACATCTAAGAGGATGCCAAAGAAACTAACTCACTCAATACAGCTACAGCAATCATTGTATGCAAAATCTTCCAACATGATTACTAAAGTTCTGTATTCTGTTGTCAATCGAACTCAAAGTAACGCACAATGGTTTGATGTAACCGAACAAGATACATCCGAAAAGATTTTTAGGGATATTCTTATCTCTATGGACAGTTTTTTATCAAAATGCGAGGATAAGCATGAGATGAAAAAAATGCTCGTTCCAAATTTGGATAATTGGATTTGGGATTACGATCCTAGAATGAGTGAAATACGTAAACAAATATGGGGATATTAACATGGTAACTATGAAAGAAGCACTGGCTAATGTTGATGTAAATGAATTACAGAAACTAGCTCAGGACGGTAACGATTTTGGACTGAACTTTTACAATGAAAAGCACGACAAGGATTGGGAAGTTAGTCCAAAACAAATGACTGGTATAATTAATAAACTTCCAAAAATTACGTCTCAAACAAGCTCTGCTCCAGTTTCCTCTGAAACGGATTTCAACTATGGTGCAAACGTAACACCAAAAGCTGAGCCAGTTAGAGTGTCAGGTACAGTAGATATGGAGACTATTCTTCTCAAGGCTGAGATCATGGAAAAATGTCATACAGCTTTGAAGGACAAGGATTTTTTCAAAAACTCTGATACCGATGGACAGCAAAAGCACATTACAACTTTGTTTTTAAGTGTGAAGTGAAAGTTGTTGAATTATTTGCAGGTATAGGTGGTTTTCGTCTGGGTCTTGAACGAACTGGGCATAATGTGATATACTCAAATGAATTTTTAGAGAAGCCAAGGAGTATTTATGAGTTCCAGTTCAAAGAAAAGCCAGACGGAAGAGACATTTACACTATTCCCGAAAGAGACGTTCCAGACGCTGACCTACTCTGTGGAGGATTTCCTTGTGCGACTTTTAGTGTTGCTGGAAAACGTTCAGGATTCTCCAAAGAAGATACAAGAGGTACACTCTTTTTTGAAATCTGCAGGATCATACAATTTAAAAGAATCCCATATATCTTCCTTGAAAACGTCAAAGGATTACTTAATCATGACGGTGGAAGAACTTTTAACGTCATCCTCGCTGCACTGGACGAATTGGGGTATGACTGCCAATGGCAAGTGTGTAACAGCAGATGTTTCGGAATACCTCAAAATAGAGAACGAGTGTTCATTGTTGGAAATCTTAGACACAAACCCAGACCAAAAGTATTTCCTATCCGAGCAACGAATAAAACATTTACTGAACTTAGACGAGAAAGCTCAGAAAAGAATGAAGGACAAGGAAGAGGAAGTGAAGAAACAGCAACAGCAAAAGCCAAAGACGGATCAGTTGTTGATCTGAATATTTTTACCAAACGTTTTAGTCGATTGGAAAAAAGAAATCCTGGATACAGTCCAACCTTAGAAGCAAGTATGGGTGGTGGAGCTACTGAGATGTTTTTAAGTTATTATCACAAAGACAAAGATATTAATAAAGTTGCATTTCAAAATCATTGGAACCAGGAGATCAGAACTTTTGAAGATAGCTGTCCTACTATTTTAGCATCTTGGAAAAACTCCAATCATCTTCCTTTTGTTGCTGGACTGCATGACAAAAATATTATTTTACGTAAAATAACCCCTATTGAATGTGAACGATTACAAGGTTTACCAGATAACTTTACAAAACACTATCATGATGGTAGTATCGTCAAGGATTCTGAACGTTATGAACGCTGTGGACGAACTGTTACAATACCAATCATTGAAGAAATAGGAAGGAGATTACATGAGTTCTACTGATAAAGTGAAACAACAAGGCAAATGGAAATTTGACAAAGAAGTTGCCGAAAGCTTTGATGATATGCTGGAACGTACAATTCCTATGTACAATGTCATGAGACAAACAGTCAGTCATCTAGGAGCTTTGCATATTCAAAAAAATACAGATGTTGTTGATCTAGGCTGTAGTCGAGGTGGTGCAATCATTGATCTTGTCAAGATGATGGAAAAGCAAAAGAACATTGAAGTTTTTTTCAGGGGATATGAAATTAGCGATCCCATGCTTGAAATAGCAACAAAACGATTTAAGAGCTATAAAAATGTCATCATTGAAAAATTTGATCTACGAACTGGATTTCCTAATGTTCGAGCTAGTCTTATTATCTGTAACTTAACCTTGATGTTTATTCCTTTGGAGCATCGTCAAAGAGTTGTTCAGGATATATATAATCATCTAGTTCCTGGTGGATGTCTCTTACTTGTCGAAAAGGTACTCGGTAACGATAACATCATCAACAAGAGACTTGTCTATGTTCATGAGTTACATAAGAAGCAGAATGGATATTCCATCGAGGATATAGAACGTAAAAAGATTAATTTAGAGGGTGTGTTAATGCCGTTGTCTTCCAAATGGAATGAAGAATTGCTCAGTCATAGTGGTTTCAGACACATTGATTGTTTCTGGAGACACATGAATTTTACTGGTTGGTTAGCCGTAAAATGAAAAAATACAGAACGAAAGGAACCCGTGTTGAACGTGAGTACAAAAATATGTTTAAACGTTGGGGATTTGATTGTTTTAAAACCCCCTTAAGTGGAGCTACTGGAATACCAGGTTTAACTGGTGATCTTGTCCTTACACTTGATTCTGATACAAAATTCTCTATTGAGTGTAAGGCGAGAAAGAATCCACCAAAGGTAATAGAGGGATGGCTCAAAAACAACGATATACTGCTCATCAAAGGGGATTACATCCAAGTTGATAGTAGTACAGCTATTATGTCTGTTTCCACCCTCAGAGTGCTTTTAAACAAGTTTTTAGAAGAAGAAAACAATAAATCTTGAAAATATAACAGAAAATGATATAATTATGACTATGAAAGTAACAGAACAGCAAGTTGAACTTAATTTAGAGTTCTTGACAGGCACAGATCAGCAAGAAGCAGAGCTTGAGGTCCAGACTTTACGCCTTCAAAAAGAAGAAAAACATTTGATCAGTAAGTTGAAGGTAGAACGTTTTAGTAACTACAAATCTGATACCGAACGTAGTACACAAGCTTACGCAACAGACGATTACAAAAAATACATTGATGATCTTGTCAATACGACACGTGAATACAAGAAACTTAAAAATCAAAGAAATACGGCAGAATCATATAATTCTATGTTTCAATCCATGATCAAAAGAGGGGCAGTATGATTTGGTTTCATGCTGTCGAGATTGCTCTATTATTAATCATTATCTTTTTATTGTGGGGAATAGGAGAACAATTATATAAATGACAAAACCTATTTTACAGATTGAAGAACTCTCTGAAGGAGGAGAAAATCCAAAAACAAAAGTACATGAAAAACCTGCGTGGGGAATCAAGTTCTTTGATGGAGAAGAAAGAATACTTTTTAAATATAAGATTATAGAGTATCTCTCAATGGCATACAGAAAATCAATCGGTCATTTTGAAAAAAGAACAGTTGTAACAACAAGTGGAAATTCCGTTATTGTTTGGTTGATCGTTTTTGAAGATGGCCGTAGTGGTGATCTTCTCCCATCAAAGGATTTTTGTACAAAACTAGCTGATGGACACATGCAAAGAAACCAGGAAGATGTAAAACAATTTCAAGCTCCACAATCCCCTATCTTCACGGAACCCATTACATCTCCAGAGGATAGAATAAAGGTGGATCAATTCAGGGAACAAGTGAAGGAAGAAGAATACAAAGAGTTAAGAAGAAAAGCTGCAGAGCCACATCCTGAAGCCACAGGATATCCTGACACCAAATAAGTGCTGTTGATCTAGGTGAGGACGAGGGACCTAAATGGCCCCTCGTTTGCTTTTAAGCATAAAAAAAAGGGGAGCAGATTTTACTCCACCCCCCTTATCTATTTCTTATTAATGTTTTCTTGTAAAATTTTTAGAAACCATGAGTTATCTTTTATAACTGTCAGTAATCCGTTTGTTATTGAGTTCACTACTATTTCCTCGTTTGAATCTTTTGACAAAATATTCCCCTCTTGTGTCAAGCTCATCTCATAAGCTATTGCATGCAAAACTTCATGAAGTAACGTGTTCGCAAAATCTTGCGGTACTAAGTCCTGTTGTATTTCAATCTTATTTGCTCGGTGATGGTATTCACCATAGCTATCCGTCTGCTTAGCAAAGTCTGATCGAATAAACTCAATAGTAATATCTTTATATCCAACCTTAATTTTTGTTGGACATTTGATCATGTTTTCTTTTTCTTTTTCTTCTTCTTTTTTTTCTTATCTTTTTCCTTGTCTTTTTTTAATTGTGCGTAGCCTTCTTTTGTGTAGGAATAATGCTTACCTTTATATTCAGGCATAGATTACGCTCCCCCACCTGTCATTTTATAAATAATAAATAAAACAACAAGAGTAACAATACCTGCCTTGATCCAGTCTTTCATCTTCCAGTCGGACCATTCTTTCAGGTGTGTAAATAAATCCTTAATGAGATTCATACTATCCTCCTATTTTTTCAAAAATTTAGTCATTGACCTTAAGCCAAATGAACTACCTATTGCTCCGTACATAGCAAACTGAAACCATTGTGGTGTTTGCTGTAGAGCAACAAATCCTTTTTCAACATAAGGTTGAAACGGTGGAATGAAGCAACCTCCGATGATGCAAATAAATAAAATAGTCCATGCCTCATCCTTCCAGGAATCTCCACTCTGTTGTAGTGCAGTCAAGTCGTAGTCAATCTCTCCTTTGATTTGTTTATTTAATAAGTCTGTCTTTGCTTTTATCTCTGTTACCTTTTGTTCTGCCTTTGCCTTTTTCGTAGCAACAACACCTTTAACAACATCTCCAGCTACTCCAAGTAAAGGTTTAATTAATAAATTTAGCATATATACCTAACTTGTTGAAAATAAATAACCAGAGTGGCAAATTCAATCACCACTAGCATTGCGAATAATAATAAAAAAATTAATTTGAACATTGTTGCATAACCTCCGATAATTCTCTAGCTCGATTGGGAACCTGGCGTGCCCATTTGGAATCAAGCATTTCCTTGCTCGCGGTAGCATAGTCTTTCTTATCCAATGCTGCAATCATCTTATGAAACTTGGACACACGTGGTCCACCCATATTGAAACAAAGGTTCACAACACAGGAAAACGCATCGGGATGAATATTCTCTTCCTCTACTATTCTACGTGCATCATTGAGTGATATACTAAAATCATACTCAAAGGTTTGATTCAATACTTTATCTGAATACACTTTGTTGTCGTTCCATTTTTCATGATCCAGGCACAAGTGCCCATACCCAATGGTGCGATTACCAAGATGATCCTTATAAATTTTATTACGGTACCCCTCATGGTGCCTAATCTGTTCTTTAATTTTATCGTAGTTCACTCGGGATCCGTTCCTTCCCATTTGTCAAAATCGTACCCGCCACCACCGCCAAGGTCCTTATCTGTTTCTATATGCTGTTTGACCTTTGCACCAACCAAACTGTTTTTCACTTTTTCCAAATACACAATGGCGTCTCCGAGTTCTTCCTGAGCATCCGTGATCCAACTCTTGATAGGTTTGGTGGATGTTTCCATTGTGTTTCCATATTTCTTTATTCCTATATCAGAACGTTTAGCGATACGTTCTATTATTTTTTGAACTAATGGATCTTTGGTCTTTATAGTTTTTTTAGCCATTTGCCATTATGATCCAATGTCATTGGATAAAGTTTTGGTGTGCCGTTGATCACAGCACCACATCCGAGTATAGGACGTTTGAGAAAATTCTTTTGATAGCGAAAGGCCTCTGCCTTTGGATTAATTAAACATCCAACATTCAAAGCAAAATTCAAAGCAGTGGGTGAGGAAAAGAACTCACACGAAAAAGCCGTATGATAGTGCCCTTGTGCAAAAGAGCATCCCAATTCCTTAGCACTTGCTAAAGCATTTTTTTTAAAGTTGTGTGTTAGATAGAGTTGTTGATTAGAAGATAATGGTATTTGAAACTTATCATCCCAAGTCCATTTGGCTGTTACACCAAGAATAGAGTTAATGTCTCTGAGCAAAGAACGAGGTATACCAGACATCTCAGCCTTACGTATCAGACGTTCATCATGATTTCCCCAGCAAACTGACATTACAGGAAAAAGTTTCTCCAACTTCTTGATCTTAGGGCGTGATTTCTCTAGCTCAAATACAGGACTGTCCACATTGGGATCATTTGGTCTTGATACTTGAATAGAGGAAAAGTCCACTATATCCCCTATTGAAACAACAAGATCAGGCTTTATTTCCTTTTTAAGCTTAGCTAAAAAGTCAAAAGTATCTGGATGTTCAAAGGGTAAATGAAGATCACTTATTATTAAAATAGATTTCATACAGAACAAATAAAGAACATTGACAGATTTTGTCAAGAATTAAATTAAATTTGAGAAATTAGCTGATCATTACTGAATAAATAGCTCGTAGAAGCAATCCGAGTATCATAAAGCTACAAGTCCAAACAATCTTGAATATCGTATCAATCTTGGCACTTATGTGATGAACATGGTTGTCCAATTTCTGATTAATGAGTTTGAGTTCACCAGAAATTCTTATGATGTCCTTCTCATTCTCCGTTATTTTTTCTTCACCCATCTTATGCCCCTATATTATTTTTCTTATCGAGTTCTTTCTTCTTATCGAGTTGACTTTGAAACGCATGAAATTCAATGCAGTAAGTGTCTATATAAACGGTTCTACCTAATTTTATTTCGAGATCAGCAA